TTTTCCTGATTCTCTGTAAGTAGAATAGTCAATGCCTATACCACCACCTGTCATCAGACATGATTCTGCTTTCCAACTAAGGTTAGCCCAATCTTCTCTTGTATCTTCTTCTGCTCCCAATAGGAAACAGTTATTGTAAAATCTCTTATCTCTCCCTGCATAGTATAAGTATCTACCTCCAGGAACGAACTTGAGATCCGTTATATACTCTTGTAGTTGCTTACGTTCTTCCTTACGCATCAGAGCTTCTTCACCTGAACGTAAATTACCACATACATCTTCTACAAGCACTCTAGACAACTGTTCCCAAGTGTCACAACCTGTATGAGAATACTTTAAATTAAAGATGTCTTCTGAAAATTTAGAACGAAACATTGGGTTCATGTTAGATTTAAAACTACTCATTTGTTATTTCTACCTCTTCAATAATAATTTCAAAACCCTCAAAGTAATCTTCAAGAACTGTTTTAACATCTTTAGGTAAGGTCTGAAGAAGACCGTCAACCCCATCTACAGGTACATAGTGACTGTCTTCTTCTACCTTTACCTTTGCAGTTAAAGTTAAGTTAAACATTACAACCTAAATGAACGATGTAAAACAGTAGCTCTACTAAAACCACTATCTATTCTAGCCTGAGATAGTTTTTTAGCTGCCTCAACCATACTTTTTTCTGCTTCTTTATAAACTATTTGAGCAGCTTCATATGCATCTTGAGCATCATATACATCTTTATACTTTAATTGATTTAATTCCTGTTGCTTAACTTTGATCTCTTCTTCAAGATCTTTAACTAGACTAGCTTCCATAGTTTACTCCTTTCTCAATTAAATCCGACAAGTCGGGTTGTTTATGGTCAGCAGGTTTAACCAACTTACCATCTCCTCTAAAATGACCTTTTTGTACTTTGGTCATATTGTTATGGTGTACTCTTAAAAATGCTTCTGGTAAAAACTTTAACTCCTTATATCGTGAAGCAAACCCAAACACAACATAGAGAACATCACATAATTCTTTAAGTACTTTTTCTGGATTCATTTCAGGTGCATCTAATTCATCTTGAAGTTCTTCTAGCTCCTCTTGAATTAGTTCTTGACATAAATCCATGCGATCAAAATTATTTTTACTTACCTCAGTAATTAAATTACCTCTACTATGTAGCAGAACTCTATCATGTACTGCTGCATTTGTCAAGCGTTTTGTTACTTCATCTTGAAATTCTTCTAGACAACCTAAATAATCTGCTTGTAGTTCTAAAGGAATCATACCTCCTGTAGTAAGTTTATCAGCTACACTCTCGTCATGTATATAATCATTTAAACCTTCTGTAAGTGATACCATGTTATTCTCCTTTGTTTCTGTTTTTTCTTCCTCTTGCCTGATCTAAAAGATCTTGGACATCAGGAGTATTTCCATAATATTCATTAACTTCTGATATTAATTTATCTAAATACCATTTAGCTTTTTGTAAGTCTTCTTCAGGTTTACCTTTATAATTAAAACGCCAAAGGTATTTCATTATGTTTCCTTTTAAATAATCTTTAAAGTTATCTCCTGTAGTTGCTTTAATCGCATCAATACACTCTACACCATGTTGATTATAGTGTGGAGGATGATTAACCATATCTTCCATGTTATCTCCTAGTGTTTTGTTGGTGGTAGTTTAGTATTTAAATAAATAACATTACCTTTTACTTCTATTTCACTAGGTTCTACAGCTTCTTCTACTGCATGACCTATTATATCTTGAACCATTTCCATTATAGCAGAACCAATGTCCTTTATCATTTCATGCTCTGTACTGTCTTTAACGCTTGGTGATGCAAAATCACCACAAGTTATTTGTATCTCTACACCATCATGCGTAACTAATATCATAAGACTGCAATCAGGTATGTTAGCTATATGATTTATTTTTTGCTTATCTGACATGACATCTCCAAAAAGTCTTTAGCGTAAACAAGTGCTAGTGGTTCTTTGCGATTAGCTTTGATGATCACTAACGGTTTAGTATTCTTTGTAACATGACTTTCAGCTTGAGACATAATATCATATACAGCAAACTTTGCTCTAGATTTACACTCGACAGCCCAAGGCCATTTCTTTCTGGCTAGGGGAGATAAACTAATATCAGGGCCATTCACACCCATTGGAGTAGACTTGACATCATCATCTTCTACACCTTTTAGTTTAGATAGTAGTATATCCCTTACCCATTGTTGTAATAACCTTCCTTTGTTTTTAGCTGATGCGGGTTTCATATCTATTAGCCATTTGTGTATAGTACTCATAGTTACCTGCTTTAGATACAGGGTTCTTAGCATATCTTAAACCCTTCCAACATGAGAACTTATAGTCACAAAACGTACATGGCATCTGTAGTTTACGATTACCAGTAGATTTCTTATAATAAGTTTCCAAAGTATCGTCATAAAGCCTCTCAAAATGAGCCTCTTCAGTAGTTTTAGATATCTGTAGTGCTTTTTGTTCAATTAAATCAATGTAGTAGTCTTGATCTTCAGGATCAGCCTCAATAACTTTCATCTGACCTGTACCCTTATTAACTACGATCCAACCTCCTGCCTTTACACCCTCTGCTTTAGCATAACCAAACAACTGACAGCAATAACCAAAGTCATCCTGTCTTTTTAGCTGTTCGTAGGAAGCAAATCGCTTGTCATAGGACCATGAACTAGCACTTTTAATATCCCATACACTTTTATCCTCTAATTGTATAACTAAATCCAATTCACCATACATATCACCTGACTTAGTTGGAAGTTTAACTTTCTTGTTCATATCAGTAATCTTTATACCTGCTGATAACAATAAAGCAACAGCTAGAACTTCAGTCATGTCACCATAAGCCATCATGATCTTAAAGTGATCTGGCTTTGGTGCTTCCTTCCAACCAAGTTTAGATGCCTGTAGCTGACACATAGGTTTACCAATCTGAGACATAGAAGGTAAACCATTACTACTACCTAGCTTCTTGTAGTTAAACCTAGATAACTTCTCGTTGAACATCTGACTAGCTTCATAGATGATACTACGAGGGATCTCTGGAGTTCCTGCAAGAAACAGGTCTAGTTTAGATTGAAGATCAGTCATCTTTTTTAGCAGGGGTTATGTCTATAAATTCAGAACCAAGACTAGAACTACCTACGTTTTCTCTCATTCGTTCTGTTACAGAATCATTCTCCTTCTTGATAGCTTCTTGGAACACTGCTAAAGTGTCCTTGTCATCCTGATCAATGTCAATCTTAGCATCTAGTAAGGGCTTGTATTTTAAAACAAACCATTGATTAGATCCTCGCTTCTCAACACCATAAGAGAGTTCTAGATTGTAGTTGAAGTGTTGCCTATTCTGTTTAGCAAGTTCTCCTACAACTTTCCCAATCTCATAGAAGTTAGATGGGCCAAGACGCATACGAAATGGTATAGGATCAAACTCAACTGGGTCAGAACCTGCCTTGACTGCATCAGTCATGGTCATCATACCAAACAAATGTCTATACAATTTAACCTTACTGGCTCTTGCATAGGCAACTGGGTCTTCTGCCTTTAACTTCTCACGTTGCTTGGAAGGTATCCAACCACACTTGTTACCACCTTGCCAATCCAACGCCTTGTCACCAAACCTGACAAAGTGCTGAGACATATTAGTATACTCTTCCTCATCACTATCGAATACAGAAGTCTGCATAGTAGTAGCAAACACTCGTATCGACACATCTTTACCAAAGACTGTACTGTGATCTGGATGCTCCAACTTAATTGATGGAACAGGTACACTAGCCATATCATCCCCAAAGAATGCATCCCTATTTATAGATGCTCTTGGAATTACTGGCCCTGTATCTTCTGGAACAACAAACAAATCTGTTGATTCCGTAAAGTCTAATTCAACTAACGACATACTATTCTCCTTTCAAAGTAGACTGATTGTATAACACATACTTTCGTAATTGTCAAGCACAATCTTGCTGTTCCATCCAGTTTTTTCCAATAGACATTTCAACTTCCAAAGGAATAAATTTATCTAAACCGAATCGTTTCTCAGCTTCATCTTGTGCTTTGACTAAACATATACTAGCAACCTGTTTGACTTCTTCAATCTCATCAGGATGACAATCTACTACAACAGAATCATGTACTGTATTGATAACTAGGCTTTTTAAATTACGTTCTCTTAGCTGTTTGTGTAACATAATTACGCCAAGAGGAACTATATCAGCAGTAGCTACAGATTGAACAGGATAATTTACGATCTGTGTCTTAACAGATGCTTTCCCTTGCTTAGTACGATATACATTAGGGAACTTAAACTGCCTACCTGTAGCAGTAGTAATAGTTTCATTTTGTATAGCTTCATCTTGCAATCTTTCATGCCAGTTAAATACCCCTGAGTATTTTCCAAAGAACTCTTGAAAGTATACCCTTTGTGCGAATGTACCCTGCGTTCCTCCGTAAAGAGGTCTGAACGTAGATGCCTTGGCAGCTCCTCTATCTGTTGGTTCACCGTTTTCAGTGAGTACTTTTGCCGTGTAAGAATGGACATCGAACCCCTCCTCTACTTCCTTTTTAATTGTCTCATCCTTGGCTAGGATACCTGCTATCCTAAACTCTAGCTGAGAATAATCTACCTCAAGCAACTGTCCATCCTCAAACCTACTCACAAACGCTTTTCTAACAGGAAACAACTTTCCTTTGGGCATATTCTGTAAATTAGGGTTACTACTACTCAATCTACCTGTAGCAGTAGTACACTGATTAAAGTTGGCATGAAGTATATTATCTGTACTATTAACCATATTCTTGAATATTCCTTCTATAAAAGAACTTCTGTATGTATCAATAGCAGATAATCTTATTAGAGAGTTCAGAAACTTCTTGACTTCTTGATTGTTCTGTCCTCTCTCTAGTTCTACTAGTGTATGTTTGTCTGTCTTAAATCCTCCTGCTGATGCTAGAGCAAGTGTAGGATTAACTTTTAGTCCTGCAATCTCTCCTAACTCTTTGTAGATAAAACCAGTACCCTCACAATGCACACACTTAGTTGTATTCTTATATGGTGTACCATCCTTCTTATACTTCTGTATTGTTCCCTGTCCATTACAAAACAAACAGCGTTTAGCTTGGGTCTTAAACGTGGGAACAAAACATTCATCGATACATCTAACGAAACCTGACTCCATCATCTTAGGTCTACGCTTTGGTTTACCTCTGGCATCTACCCCAATGTTCATGACATCACGCCAAGTCTTTTTGTCTTTTAACTTGTATGAATAAATAACCTGAGACAACTGTTCTGGTGAACTAAGATTGATTGGTGTGTCACCCACCAGTTTCTTAACTGTATTATTAAGATACTCAGTCAACTCTGCCTGTTCTACTTGGTAGTCATGGTCAACCTTATGCATCTCAGCAGT